GATTCTGTCGCCGAGCTGGTCGACGATGCCCCTGACGAACGGCTGCAGGTGGTGCTTCATGTAGATCGCGCGCGCCTCGGCGTCAGCCTGAGCCGACACCTCCGCCTCGATCCTCTTGTACCTGGACGTAGAGATCTCACCCTTGCGATCGGCCAGATACGCCGACGCAGCACGCGCGCCGCCCTGATCTTCCGGGGAATGCAGTGCATTTGGACCGCCGCCATAACCCCTCTTCGCCAGGAGTATCGCCTTTCTTATTGACGAATCAGTTGCTCCATAGTCGCTCTCCTCGCCCATGATCTCGTCGATGGCGGAGTTGTATGCCGCGTCCCTGGCCTTAATCTCCTTGACCCTAGCGCGCTCGGATGCGGTCATCTTCATCTTGGCGCCAGGAACGTTCTGACTGGCCTCCTTGGCCAAGAGGAAACTCTCTTCTGATGAATCCTTATAGTGACTACCGCCCTGTAGGTAGTTCTTGACCCTCATGACTTGGTGAGCGAACGCAGCGAATGCGTCGGAGACCGCGCCGACGGCTCGAAACAGACCCGGCATCGCCGCGGCGATGGTTTCGACGCCATGCACGATCTGATCGACGCGCTCGGGCGTCAGCGCCTCTGCGAACGCGTTCTTGGTCTTTTCGATCGCGACATGCATGCGCCCGGCAGCGGACTCCGTGAAGGTCGCGAGGTCTTTCTGTACAACGCCGTTTTCTTCGCCAAGCTCTTTCAGGTGTTCGTATTCCTCGGCGAGCTTGAACATCAACTGCAGCGAGCGCTCTGCCTCGCCGCGACCCGACGCCTTGATGAGGGCCGTGCGGTCCTTGTAGAGCTTGGAGTTCCTGAGGTCGTGGATGATGTCCTCGAACTCTCTAAGATCGCGCTTCGAGCCCGGCTTGTAGATCTGCACGCCGCCCTGACGGAACAGCTTCTCGTGCTGCGGCAGCGAGCGATAGACGCGCCGAAGGCCGGTCGCGGCCTCCGATACGCTTCCGAATCCGGTACGAACCACTTCGAGCTGCGCGGCAAGCTGGATGGCGCCCTTACGCCCGGTCACACCAAAATCCGAGAACTGCGGCGCGATCGAGATCAGCTCCTGCGCCATCTGGTTGAAGTGGACCGCGCCATCTTTGGATAGGTTGATGATGCCACCGATGGTGTCCTCGAGTTCGCTGTCCGCAAGCCCGAGGTTGTGCTGCAGCGCATACGCGACGGTCGCCATGTCTCCGATGTCGGAGCCGGACGCCTGCGCCGACCGGGCCAAGAGAGACATCTTTTCGTTCGTGAAGGCCGAGGCGCCTGCGAGGTCGATGTACGAACGCGTGCCGCGCAGGATCTCGTTGGCGTTCATGCCGGTCTGGCTGGACACATCGCGGATCGTTGAGCCCACGGCGAGCAACTGAGAACCAGAGATCCGTGCGGCAATGCCAAATCGCGTGAGACCCTCGTTGAAATCGAACACCTCCTTGCCCATGGCGGCGAGCTTGTCGAGGCCGCGCATCGCGAGCTGACCAGTGGCAGTACCGATCGCTGCGCCCCAAAACAAGGATCCCTTGTCCGGATCCTTACTCTTCTTCGGATTCATCAGCCCGGTCGTTGCATGGACGAATCCCTGTACCATCTTGAGCGCGGAGCGCAGCGCGCTCGGCAGCTGGCGCGTACTGGCGGTGATGGCGATCTCGGCCCCCGGTCTCATGTCAGGCCATCCTCGTCGCGTCCGGGTTGAAATGCACGTTCACGAAGCGCCGAACGCCATCCGGCGGCTCGTCGGTCGATCGGCGTTGGCGAGCCTCGCTGCTCTCCGCGACCGATGGGATCTCGCCTACTGGGATTCCCCAGTCGAGGACTGCGGTATCGGTGAGCTCGCAGGCGGGGCGACCGTAGTAAGCAGATAGCTGGACAGCGCAACGACGCCGACAGACTGCAAGAGCATCGGATTTTTTTTTTCGATGCCCAGCCGAATGTCGTCGAGCTGTTCTTGCGAGAGCGGCTGCGAGAGCGGGTTGCGACGTTCGCGGACGTCTGCGTAGACGATGCCGCACGCCTGCAGGTAGTCGATGTCCTGAGAGCGCCAGTCGTCCTCGGAGCCGACCCGGATCTCTCGCTTGTCGGGGTCGGGATGCCGCACGGCCCACGCCAGCGTCAGCGCGAGCCGGCATGCGTCGTAGGTCGCCGCGTTGATCGGGATCGGCGCGAGCTTCTTCGCCGCCATGATCTCGAACACGGAACCCTCGATCTCCTCGACGACTTCGCCGCCGGCCAGCTCGACCCACACGCGGCCGATGTCCGGCATGGTCGTGTATTCGCCGCGCGGCGATCCGCGGCGCGCCTTCGAGAGCATGGTCTCCTCGCTCTCGACCTTGGCCGCCGCGGCCTCCTTGCGCTTGGTGATAAGCAGGCTCATGGGGGCTCAGTTCTGATCCCGCAGGAGCGCCGCCAGCTCGACCTCGTTCTCGTGCACGCCTTCGCTGTCGCTGCCGGGGTCGACCTTCGAGACCCGGCAGAGATACGTCAGCGACGTTCCGTTCTGCTCGTCCTCGACGGTGACCGTGAAGATCTTTTTCATCTTCTTCGCGAAGATGAAATCGACCTCCGGCGCCGTGCCGACCGTGCGGACCATGGTCAGCGTGAGCTTGTGGCCGCCTTGCTTCTCGCGCCAGCCGGCGCCGCCGTCGACGCCGACGGTCGTGATGACTTCGACCGAGCCGTCTTCCTTGGCGTCGATCTTCTTGCACGTGAGGAGCTGGCCGGACTTCCCCCGCGGTCCAGGCATGTCGATCGACACCTTGGACTGGCTGACGAAGTTTGCTGGGATTGGGCCTGCCATGGCGAGCTCCTTACGGGGCGGTCACATTGTGCTGCCAGGCGACCTGATGCTGGCTGCCGAGGGGGTGATAGAAGATCGCCACATTGCTGCGGCCGGAGACCGTCGCGTCGTGCTCCACGACCGTGGCAGCGATGTCGGCTTCGACCTGATCCGGGTCGAGCACATTGTCGCGGGCCTCGGCGCGCGCGATGGCGGCCCACATGCGCTCGATCGCTTTGTCGGTGTCCGAGGATTGCCGGACGCCGTCCGGGTTGACGGCGGCGCCGAAGCGATCCTCGGCAGCGATGTCGATCTGGATGGCGATCCCGACCATTGTGCGGACGATCCCGATATCGCGCTCCTTGTCGTCCGGGAAACCGCCGCTGGTCGTGTGTGTGCTCACGGCGCGCTCGCACTTTGCGAGGTTCTGCGTGATCGACCCGGTCGAGTCGAGGACGGCCGTGAACGGCGTCAGGCCCGCGGCGAGCGCGGTCTCGACCTCGGCCGGCGTGTAGATGGTGGCCGCCGGCGGCGGGTACAGCGGAACGCGCACGCCATCGTACGAGGCATTTAGGCGCTCGCGCGAGAACACCATCATCGCGTACGCGGTCGCCATCTCGCCGGCGGTGCTGAGGCAGCCCTCCATCGAGTTGACGTACAGGGCCTTGTCGTTTGCCGCGGCAGCGAGCGTAGTTCCGGTTCCGATCGATCCCATCTCGCCCATGAAGTACAACGCCCACGTCTTCGATGCCGCCGCCCAGCGGACCGCGATGTCCGCCAGGATCTCGGTGATGTCGGCCGAGGCGTGGTTCGCGAACACGATGCCGTCGTAGCGCAACGGCGAGAGCGCATCGAGCGCCGGTTGATGGTCGGTCGCCCCGGTGCCGGCCGTGCCCGTGGCCACGGTCGCGACCATGCCGGCAACCTGCTGGTCGACGGTGATCTTGATGTCGACGCCGTTGATACCCTTCGTTGGGTGCGTCAGTGTGACGACGTTGGCTGCCACGCTGATGCGGACCGGCAGCTCGGCCTGACGCGCCTTGAGCGCGTTCGAGATCGCGGCGGCGTTCGTGTTCTGCGAGTCGCCGTTGCGCACGCCGACGATGAACGTGCGGCCCGCGACGCGCACGATCTGATTGCCGTCGGAGGTGGCCGTGCCGACGCACGTGATGGTCTGCACGTTGGCGACGCCGCCGGACTCGGCGATCGGAACGCAGAACACGCGCGGACCGGCGCCGAACAACGCGGCACACGCGATGGACTCGCGGTGCATGATCGCCAGCTCGCCGCTCTCGCCGAACAGGCCGTCACCGTCCTGCGGCGTCAGGCCGGTCATGTCATACACGGTGTTCACGGTGGCCGTCCCGGTCGAGCGCATGGCACCGATCAGGGCGATGCGCAGCGGAACGTTGGTCAGCTTGCCGCTCACGCGCAGGACGGTGAAGGTGTGGAAGGTCTGCGGGCGTAGCAGGCTGTTCGGAACGTTGGTGATGATCACGGGGCCGCCTTTCCGGGCTTGGCGTCGCGCTTGAGGACGATGCGGCCATCCGGCAGCTCCGCCGGCGCCGCAGCGAGATCGGCAGACGCCACCGGCGCGCCGTTCATGTCGCACATGATCAGGTCGCCGCGCGCGATCGAGCGGCGGACCGAGCTCGAACCGGCGAAGCGAACGCGGACCACCTCACCGTCGACCACACGCAGCTGGCCGCCGCCGGGCTCGACGCCATCGCGACGGCCGACCGGGGTCATTCGCCCGGGCGGCGCGGTCACGGTGATATGCGATGGGACGGCCATGACTCTCCTATGCCAGATCGTCGACGTTGATGTCCACCGTGCCGTGGTCGGTCTTCGGCGCCGGCAGATGGACCTCGGCCGGGTTGATGGCGGCGCGGAAGCGGATCGACTCGAGGAGCTGCGTCACGGTGCGGAACTCCGACAGCTGCGTCAGCACGGTCACCCTGTAGGTCTGCAGCCAGATCGTGATCGGTTGTAGGGTGCAGACCTCTTCTTCCATGAAGGGTCGGATCTGTTTGATGTCGGTGCCGCTGTCGAGGCGCTGGCCGAGCAGCAGCTCCTTCGCGTGCTCCATCATGACGTGGAGCCCGGGATCCGCGTGATCGTCGGCGGTGCCGGCCGTGTCGATCTCCATGCGGCCGATCTGCTGGTTGCGAGCATTGTTCGACGAGAAGTAGATGAGGAGATCGATCTCCGACTGCTCGGCGAATCCGCCGATCGCCCGGATCTCGCCTTTGCGATCGCCGACCGCCACCGCGATCGATGGCGCGCGCGAGAGCGCGTTGACGAACTGCGCCACATCGTCGCCCGAGGTGGTCGGCTTGAGCGTGAATGCGAACGGCATGACCTCGACGAGGTAACCGCCGGCCGACTTCTTCAGGCCCGAGAGCAACGAGATCGCGCCGCGCTGGATGCGCGTGCGCTGCGGGGCCGATGCGCCGGTGTCAAAGACGTGCGACATCACGGCCCCTTGTAGTAGGCCCGCGCCAGGCCCTTCTCGAAGTACTTGACCACCTGGCCCTTGAGCCAATCGCTGATCCACAGGTACTGACGCCGCGGGATGCGCGCGCCATGGCCGGCTGTGCCGCCCTCGTTGTGGATCAAACTGAACTTCGCGATCCGCGAGCGCATGATCAGCGAGTTCTGCGACGGGATCGCCTGCAGCGAGGTCGGGAACCGGCCGAGAAGCTTCTTCGGCCAGCTTCGATTCCGGCCGTCCTTGCCGCGCCCTCGTTTGCGCGTCCGGCGTTCGAGCGTGCTCGGCGCGAGTCCCGGCCAGTGCCCGTCGGGCGCCTCGTCCTTCCGCCAATGGTGGCGCTGGTCGAAGCGCGCCGGGCCGACCAGCTCCTTGAAAATGCGCTTGACGTCGATCTTCCGCACGCGCTCGAACGCGCGCACGATCTGGCGCACGTCCACGGTGCAGGAGATCTCGACCGCCGACATCAGGCGTAGCCTCGCAGGCGCGCCGCTGAGACCTTGAGCGTCGGGTCGCGCGGCGCGGCTTTGTCGGTGATCTCCGGCGCCGCCTTGATCTCGGGTTCGACACCGAGCGAGTAGAGACCGCGCGCCACGCCGTCGAGCCACTCGCGGTCGGTCTTCTCGCGCTCGAGATCGTCGGCGAGCGGCTGCCCGTTGTACGCGTTGCGGCGCAGCACGCGCGCCGCCCACGCCGCCGCCATGTACTTCACGACGTCCGGGATGTTGGCGGCGACCGCGTTCACGCTGATGCGATGGCCGATGTAGGACGCCATCTGACTGGTAGCCTCGGCGATCGCCGAGGTCACGACGCCGTGGTTGACCGCGCCGGAAAGCGCATTGTCCTGATCGCTGAGCTGGGCGAGCTTGGCCGCCCCGCCCACCGCGGTCTGGACATCGCTCTCGACGCAGTACGGCACGAACTACTCCTTGCCCCCGAACTCGTCCGGCAGTCCGGCGCGGGCCTTCTGCGCCGCGCGCAGCCGCGCCGGCGAGCCGTCGCCAGGGTCCTTCGCGCTCATGCGCGCCTCGCGCAGCACGCGAGCATGCTCGGCCTTGAGCGTAGCGAGCTCGGCATCCCGGTCGGCCACTTGCCGGCGCAGGGCCACGAGGTCGGCATCGGCCGCGTTGCGAGCGCGCACGTTGAGCGCCGGATCGTTTAGGATCAGCTCTGCGCCGGAGACCGTGACCGACTTGACTCCGGTGGGCCGCTCGTCCAGCTCGCCGACCACGACGACTTCGGTCGGCTCGGCCTCGACGAACAGGATCCCGGCCCGCGCGCGCTGGCGGATACCGCGGCCGGACGTGACGTACAGGCGGTCCCCTGGCTGCGGTTCCGGGAAGCCGCGTGCGCGATTCTCGGCGGCGACGCGGGCGCGTTCCTTGCGCTCATTGAGGTCGATGACCTCGGCGTGCGCACGGGCCATCTCCTCGGGGCTCAGTATCTGGATTGGGAGATTCACTTGGTCTCCTTCGCGACCGGAGCCTTCGCCTCGGGGCCCGGGCGGTCAATCTTCACGACGAGGCCGTTGTCCCCGGCGATCGCCTTCGCGCGGTCGACGCTGATCTGGTTCGGGTCGTCGCCGACCACGAACGATGTATCCGCGTCATCCGTGAACAGAAGGCCGGCGCGCGACCGCCGACCATTCAGGTTCCCCGGACGCACGCGAGCGGTGATCACGTCGCCGGGCTGTGGGGTCATATTGCTCATGTTGCAGGCTCCTATGTCAGCGGGCCGCGAAAATACGCGCGAATATCTAATTTTGGTCAGTGCGCCAACCCCGGAGTCGAACCGGGAGAACCTTGGAAAATTTCCTTGGAGCTGCCGAATCGGAGGCGCGTGCTCGTGGGACTGGTCGTCGGCCTTGAACCGAGGCGGTGCCCTTCCGCCGAACCACGAGCCGGGCTCAAGCTATTACGCCCCCGGCCCGCCCACGATCTCCTGCGGCAAGCCGTACGCCGCGCCGAACTCGGCCTCCAGGCCGTAGTAGTACGTCCCGTCCATGAACACTTGGTAGCCTTCCTCGACGGAGAGGAACTCCGCGGCCCGCTTGATCTGCAGGATCACCGCGGTCGAGTCCATGGGCATGAGGAACCACTCGAGGCCGGTCAGCGTGACCGAGGTGCCGAGCACGCTGGTTGTGCGCGCCTGGATCCACGGGCACATGACCGGGACGGCCATGCCCTTGTCGAGGTTCTGCGGCAGCACGAAACCGCCGATCGAAGCGGTGTCGAGCTGCAGTACATTGCGGACGGCGACGCGGTTCGCCGGGCCGTGCAGCAGCATGAGCGGACCCGATCCGATGTTGACCGGGATACCCTGTTCATTCTTGAGCGAATAGAACAGGTTGATCGCGGACTGGAACACCGAGGCCGAGAACGCGCCGGTGACCTTGTTCGAGTACTGGAACGCCGAGTTTCCCGCATCGGCCGAGCGGAACGTGTGATCGGTGTCGATCAGGTTCTGCCCGTCGTACGTCGTGCCGAGCGCCGTGCCGGCGACGCCGGCGCACAGCATCGTGATCGCGAGATCGTCGAGCGCCTGCGGGTAGCGCGTGCCGAGCTGGCCGATCTTCGGCTGGTAGATGCCGAGGTTGTCGTTGAGGATATCGCCCTTGCCGATCGCGATCGAGACTTCGTGGGGCCGCGTGACGATCGGCAGGTTCTCGGCCGAGATGCGCGAGATGAACTTGGGGCCTTCCCACACCTTCATCTTCGGAACAGCGTTCAGCCAGATCTCTCGATTGAGGAGCTGGTTGGTCTGCACGACCGTCGCGATGCGCGGGTAGTAGGACTCGTAGTCCTTGAGCCGGTTGTTGAGCGCGGTACCGAACGCCTGGTAGGCGATCTCGACCTTCTGCGAGTCGGGCGACGTGCCACCGATGCGGATCGCCGTGTTGACGGTGTCCAGCTGGCCGCCGTCGATCGACCACTCGCCGGTTCGCGAGAGCACGCGGCCATGACGATCCTCGAGCTGGGTCGGGCCGCCGTAGGACAGCATGGCGCCGACCGGGATTTTGAGGCCCCGGCCGCTTTCGTTGTCTTGGTGGTGGACGAGCCCGGCCAGCTGGTTGCGCACGTTGCGCATCGAACTGGCGCGCACCAGACGGCGCGACCCGCCCGGTGTGTATTCGTTGTAGCTCGCGGAGTTGAGCTGCGTGTCCATCAGGTACCGACCTTTCCGCCGGCCATGTCGATACAGACGCCGAGCGTGGCATCGACGCCGATGATGACGCCAGCGGGAATCGCGTTCGTCGTGTTGGCAGCGAGATCGACCGTCTGGTTGTCGACCACGCATGCCTCGACGCCGATGTGAGCTGCGGTGATGTGACCACCGTTGGCGAACCAGTAACGGCCCCGTCCGACCGGGCACTTCGTGAAGCCCAGCGCGGTATCGACCTGCTGGCGCGAGATGCCGATGACCGCGGTGCTCGCTGTGTCAGCCGCGTTGATCGCAGTGCCGGTGTTGAGCACGACCGAGACCATCACGCCGAGGGGGATCTTGGTTGATGCGGTCAGGGCAACCGGGATGATCTGGCCCTCGTTCCAGACCTCGACGGTGTTGCGGTCAACGGTGGTGGCGGTCATCGCGTACCTCCTGCCGTGCGCGGCGCGAGTCCGACGCGAGCACGAAGCTCGTCCTCGGAGACGCCCATGGACAGCGCGGTCCGCGCGATCTGCTCGTCGGTCGGAACCGCGGCGAGCTGGCGCTCGGGCTCCTTGATCTCGAGCACGATCGGCTTGGCGCCGACTGGAACGCGCGCGGCCATCGCCGTGAGCTTGCCGGCGAGCGCGTCACGTCCGGCCGACTTGCCGTAGTCGCGGAGCAGCGACTCCAGCGGGTCCGGCGTGTTCTTGCCCTCGGCATCCTTGCCGTGAGCGAGCTTGCCCGACTTGTACGCGTCCACGATGAGACCGTCGATCGCCGCGGCGCCAGCGGCATTCGCGAGCGCGGTCTGGACCGCCAGCTCCGCCGTGAGCCGGGTGACCTCGGCGCGCTGCTGGCCGGCGTCCAGCTCGGCCGCCGCGGCGCGCTCGCGCAGCGCCGTGACAGAGGCGACTGCCCGATCTTCGTCGGCGTCACCCAGCGCGGTCAGCGCGAGGGCCGCCGCAAGCTTCGGGAATGGCATCGTTCGCTCCTTGGGTCTCGTTCGCGTGGGTAGTGAAAGCTCGGCGGCCAGTGCCGCCCGGATGTCGCTGACGTTGGTATCTCTGACTGCGGGGACCACGACGGCGCTTACCTCCTTGCCTTCGTAGTCGCTGAACTCGTATTCGACGATTCGGGGCTTGCCGTCAAGCGTCACGACATCCCCAGGCCAGCATCCGCAGCTGCCGGAGGCCCGGACGTCCTCACCGTGAACCGAGCACATCACCGGACCGAGCGAGAACCAGCCGATCGAGAACTTGCGATAAGTTCCGTCGAGAAACCCGATCACCGCCTCCGGCTTGACGACATGTAGGACCTGTTCCAGCGCTGCGACCTTGGCCGACTCCTCCACCAGCTTGCTGGACAGGATCGTGCCCTTCGATGCGGCCATCGAATAGGTGTTGTGGTCGGTCAGGAACGGCTGGTTCCGCCAGGAGGAGGCCCGGTCAGCGAGCTTGTCAGCGGCCAGCCGCAGATAGCGGCGGTTCGGCGTCGGGCGCTGGCGGAAGGTGATCGCGGTGACCGACAGCTCGGCATGTCTGCCACCGCGCACCGCCGTGATCACATCGGCACGGAGCGCCTTGGCGTCGGCATTCTTCGATGCCGGATCGAACGCATCGGAATCTAGCCTCATCAGGCCCTTGATACCGTCGATCTCCATCCCGAGGAACGAGGCGATCTCGAAGTCCGACCGGCAGCCGCCGACGCGCAGGAAGGTGTCTTCGTCGCTCATGCGTCCTCTTTCTTCGCCTTCGCACGCGCTGGGTCGCCCGGCTTCGGAGGCGGCGTCGCCTCGAACTTGACACCCTGGCCCTCGGCCGGCTCGCGGAGGCCGAAGTCCTCGCGCATCTGCATCACATCGAGCTCGATCACCTGGCCGATGATCTCGAGCGTCTGCGCCCACTGCAGGGCATCGCGGCGGATCTTGATCTTGAGCCGCGGCGGCGCCGCCTTGTCGAAGCCGTTGTAGGCGACGAACCATCGGCCGATGTCGCGAACGAACATCTCCTGCAGGCACTGCGCGTAGTAGCACTTCATCGTGTACGAGCGCGACTCGTGCACGCTGGCGGCGTTGTAGCTGCCGACGCCGGCCACGTCGGTGTTGAGCGTGCCGCCGGTCAAAAGCTTCGCGATCTGTTCTTCACAGACCTTGAGAAGCTGTGGATAGACAGTCGAGGAATCGCCGCCGCGCGCGGTCTCCTTCACCACCAGCTCGGTGAGCGAGGACAGCACCGCGTAGCCGTCCTGACCGATCGCGCGCACCGCGTCCTCGAGCGCCTGCTTGGACTGCGCGCTCGCGCCCTCCTCGTAATAGCCGAGCGCGAGCGGCAGACCGAACATGTCCGCGAAGATCTGCCATCCCTTGACGTCCCACCGCTTGAACATCGCCCACACCGCACACGAGCGCATCAGGCCAGACGCATACGGATTGCGCCCGAGGATGTTGGTGTAGGTCGAGACCGCCCACAGCCCCGGCTCGAGCGCGATCAGCTCGGCCTTGCCCGGGTCGGCGAGCCAGATCTCCGCGGCGCGCTCCGGGCCCGGCGATGCGAACCGGCGTGCGGCAGGGTTCACGAACAGCACCGGGACCACAAGCGATTCCTCGATGTCCCACATCATGTTCGTGCAAGCGATGCCATAGTACACCGAGGTCTGCTGGTGGGCGAGGAACTCGCGGAACTGCAGCTGGTTCTGCAGGCGCTCGTTGAGTGCGTCGGAGGCGAGCTTGCTCGGCTTGTCGTCGCGGCCGGGCAACACGACCCACTCGCATCCGGCGACCGACTCGATCCCGTCGTTGATCTTCGCCCGGAGATCGGGGTCCATCTCGATGATGTCGTGGAAGCAATCGAACTGCCGCAGCGGCACGCCGCGCTCGGCTTGGCGGTAGTACGAGAGCAGCATCTCGAGTGACAGATCGAACGCCGGGTGTGTGTTCCAGACCTCGGCCATCGTCGACTGCACCGCGACCGGCTGGCGGCGCGAGACCGGCTTGCCACCGGCGTCGTAGAGCAGCGGCGCGCGCTGCGCGGTCGCCAGCGCGGAGCCGTCGGTCAACGAGCGGCGGATCGCGCGGGATGCAGCGAGCGCGGTCATGGTGCCCCCGGCCTTGCTTCCCAGAAAGCAAGGGAGCCGCTACCCGAACATCGGTCATTGCTGCCGAGTCTCCAGTTACCCGGACGATGCGGCGGAAGGATCGACGTGCCCGCGCTCGGATGAAGGGTCGTATTGACCACCGATTTGCACACTGGGCACCAAAGCTCCATCACAGCCCGTGGTTCCTCGGCCCCCTGCGCCGCGGCGCCGCACCGAAGAAGCGATCTCCGGCATCCGGGCGGTCCACACGGCTGGCAACGGGGTCCATGGGTGAGCCCGTGTTACCCGATCGCAGGATGCGCGGGAAGAGGCGGATCAGCGGGTACGTGATGCCGTCGCCTAGATGTGCGACATCCTGGATCCGGCTGGGCTTTCCGTGCACCGTCTTCCATTCTCGGATCGCCTTGCAGGACTTCGGGGCCGCCTCGGGGTCGCAGAACAGCCGACGCACGCCGAATTTCGTCGAGATCATCGAGGTGAAGGCGCGAATGCGATCCTGGATCTCGGGGTTCTTGGCCGGATGGCGTCTCGACGGAGAGACGATGCGGCGGTAGCCGGCGCTGCGAATGATGTCGAAGCTGCCGCGGCCGGACCACGAAGGCGGCGGGCTGTCGGTCGATCGCCGGCGGCTATGCTGCCACTGGCCAGAGGCATCGCAGACCACGAGCGTGCGCTCCGGATCGAAGCCGGCCTCGCGCATCTCGTGGCACCACTCCTCCTCGTCGCCGCCGTCGAGCACGACCTCGCCGACGATCCACGCAAGCACGTTGTCCCGGGTCGGCCGCCTGCCCGGGTCGCAGAAGAACCTGTAGATCGGTCCCCCGATGTAGGGGATGCGCTGCACGTCGAGCCCTGCGAGTCGCGTGATGCCCTCGCCCTCCTCCTCGTACTCGAGGAACTCCGAGGTCACGTCGATAAGGCCGGTGCGCGGGCACGGGATCTGCTGGTTGTCGACCAGCGTCGGGCGAGGTGTCGGCTTCTCGTTGTCCTGGCGCATCCAGTTGTAGGCCACACAGTCGGCCGCCGGCATGAACATGCCGAGGACCTCGATCTGGAACGTGCGCTCGTCGAGCTCGGCGGCCATCGCGAGCAGCGCGCGGCGATCGATGTGGGGATTGTCTAGCGGGTTGAACGGCAGATGCTTGCTCGCGCGCTTCTTCGCATCGGCATCGGCCGCGAAGTCCGATACCCACTGCTCGTCCTTCGCCTCAACCGGCGGGTTGGCGCAGCACAGAACGAGCCCCGAGCGGTCCGAGATCGCGCCGCGCGCCACGACGTAGACACGCTTCTTCATCTTCTGCGCCTCGTTCATCCACACGAGGTCCGCCTGGCCCTCCTTGATCGCGTCGG